GCGGATATTGATAAGAAACAATCAACATCTTACGATAGAAAACAATTACCAATTAAGATTTTCATCAATAGTATGTTTGGCGCGTTATCTGCCCCACAGGTATACCATTGGGGCGACATGTATATGGGCGAACAGATTACCTGTACAGGACGACAATACCTTCGTCAGATGTTACGTTTCTTTATGAAACGAGGGTATACTCCACTTGTATGTGATACGGATGGTATGAACTTCTCATTACCTGAAGGTGGTGTGGATGATAGAAGATATATCGGTAAGGGTAATAATTGGTTGGTTAAAGCCGGTAAGGAATATACAGGTTATGATGCTGATGTTGCTGAGTTTAACGATATGTTCATGAAGGGAGCGATGGGTCTTGATTGTGATGGTACTTGGAAATCTTGTATGAACATTGCTCGTAAGAACTACGCAACAATGGAACACAATGGTAAGATTAAACTTACAGGTAACTCAATTAAGAGTAAGAAACTACCACTTTATATTGAGGACTTTTTGGATAAGGGAATTAAGATGTTGTTAGAAGGTGATGGCCAATCATTTGTTGAATGGTATTACGAATACTTGGAAGTAATCTTTAACCAACAAATTCCATTAATGAAGATTGCCCAAAGAGCAAAGGTTAAGTTATCAATTGATGATTATAAAAAACGCTCAAATGAAAAAACCAAAGCTGGTAATGAAATGTCTCGTATGGCACATATGGAACTTGCAATCCGTGATGGTATTGCGGTTAGTTTGGGTGATGTGATATTCTATGTAAATAATGGTGTTAAAGCATCACACGGAGATGTTCAAAAAGTTAATGATAAGATGAGTAAGAAAGATAAAGATGCTTACACCGCTCTTCACGGAAAACCCCCTGTTTTAGGTTCAACAATTCAACTTAATTGTTATCGTCTTAACCCATCTGAATTGGAGTCCAATCCTAATATGACAGGTGAATATAACGTGGCAAGAGCAATTGTTACGTTTAATAAAAGAATTGAACCTTTGTTAATTGTATTTGGTGAAGAAGTTAGAAATAATTTAATTGTTACTGACCCTAAAGACAGAGGTTTGTTTACTAAAGACCAATGTAAATTGATTAATGGTGTTCCTTTTGAACCCGCTGACCAAGATAGTATTGACGACTTGTTGACTATTACAGAACAAGAAAAGGTGTATTGGGGTAAACGAGGTATTGACCCTGAGTATATTTACGAACTTGCTGAAGAGGGATGGGAAGAAATGGTCTAAGATTGTTTCAACCCATCTGAGGATACAATATACCAATTACCAAAGGCATAATACATTTCAATTGATGCTCCTTTTTCAATATTAATTTCATTAAATTCCTCATCAATTAAACCATTTAATGGTAAAATTTTTGTAGATGTGAGAGATTTAATGATGATATGGTCGGTATTTGTATTATCTAATTTAACGGTAATATTTTGATTTTCTTTTGTGATGATAACACATTCACCATTTGTTGTATATTCACTATCACTAACTAAACATAATTGACTGGTCATTAAAGTTTGACCAGCAATTATTCTTCTCATAGGTACTGATTTTAAGATTGGCATAATTAAATTACATATAAGTTTCTTGGGAACGCTCTTGTCTTCATTTGTTTCTGTAAGTTTTCAGCAATTGCCGCTTCACGTTCCATTATTTTTTCAGGTCTTAATCTTGTTAATTTTCCTTCAGCTCCAAACAAATCATCCCAAAGTTTTGCCTTTTCATCTTTTGCTTCACTTGCCAAAGATTGGTATTCCATAGTTACTTCACTTTCAGGTGTTTTTAAATTTCCTGAATATTTTCCTCTGACTTTTGACAAAGTTTCTTTACATGATGCGATAAACCATCTTCTAACCCATTGCTGTGACGGATTATTTAAATCATTCCACGTTAAAACTTCCATAGGTACGTCTGAGGGCATTCTTATAATATCAGGATTTGCCTTTAAACAAGCATCTCTATCACCAGGTCCGACATCATAATACCAATACCAAACTTGTGAATGTCTTAAAGAAGAGTTACCGAAGTCAAATTTTCCACCAGGTGTTTGCATTAAATGGACGGCCTTTTTACCATCAGGTAATGCGGTAATTCTATATGTTAAATCACCTGCAATGATTCTTCTTTGTATGTTAATTTCTTGTAAACGTAACATCATATCAAATGCTGGCATCATAAAATAAGACCCCGTATATCCCATTTGAGAATAACCCGCAGGTCCTCCTAAACCATATCCACCTAAAGCACCAAAAGACCATGGGTCGAATAAGATATTGGTTAGTTCAGATGGTGTGAACCATAACAACTCATTTATTTCACGTCCCGCAGGTATTTCATAAATTTGTTTATTAGGTTCTAAAGTTATGTAATCTTTTTTCAAAACCCAATCACCTAATGGGTTAGATTGTAAACCAACAATTTTAGAGTAGGCTTGTGCATATCTTTGTTCATATGTTAAACTTCTTGTAACAAACGCTTTTGACAAAGATTCTGTTTCTAAGTTTAGATTATATAGTGATGTCCATTGTGAGTCAATTAACCAATCTTGAATGTATTGTGAATAATCACCTATTGAAAATTCCAATAGTGTGTCCATTTGTTCATCTTCTAATTCGATTGAACGCAAAGGGGCTCCAAGTACGTGTCTTACTTTGGTGTATAATTCACTTCTAAGTGGTTCTGAAATTATTGACATAATATTATTTATATATAAATATCAATTACTTTTTTTCAATTTTTGTTTTGTATAAATCGTTGACAAATTTCCAATTAACTGAGTCCCAAAAGTTTTGAATATATTCGTCTCTTTTGTTTTGGTATTTTAAGTAATATGCGTGTTCCCATAAATCCAATCCTAATAATGGAAACCCCCCATAATCAAAAATATTCATAAGTGGATTATCTTGATTTGGTGTTGACATAATTTTTAAATTTCCTTTGTCAGTTAATACTAACCAAATCCAACCTGAACCAAATCTTTTTTTAGCCTCAAATTCAAATTTCATTCTGAATTTTTTATATCCCCCAAAATCTTTAACTATTTTTTCCAAAATTTCACCAAATGGTTTTTGTGGTGTCGGGGACAACATTTTCCAAAATAATGCGTGATTAAATGCCCCACCTGCGTTATTCCTAATAGTTGTATTATACTTTGAAATTTGTTTAACAATATTTTCTAATTCAACATCTCCGTAATCTTTCTTTCGTAATGCTGAATTTAATTTTTTAACATAACCCTTATAATGTTTTTGATAATGAAACTTCATAGTTTCAGGGTCAATAAATCTTCGTAAAGAAGCGTAACTATATGGTAACTTATCAATACCAATAGTCTTCATTTCTGTTAAAAAATATCTCTCACTTTCTAACAGATTTTCCCCACTAATTTTTTTAATTAAATTTTCAGTTAAAATATTAAGTGACTTCATCACTTATAAATACTTAACCCCTATTGATTTCGTTCAATATTTGTTCAACAATATCTGCAGGTTCATCACCCGTGTCTCCCATGACGGTACCAATAATTTGTTTTTTCTTAATTAAGATGTCATAGATAACACCTTCAATTGTGTTTTCAAATAAAGGATAAAATATAGATACGTTGTTTTTTTGACCATATCTGTACGCCCTATCTTCAGCTTGAGCATGTTCCGCAGGAACAAATGATAAGTCATTCATAATAACTGCTTCACCCTCAGTTAAAGTAAGACCAACACCTGCCGCCTTTAAATTACCACAAAATACTTTAATTTTATCACTTGTTTGGAATTTATCTACAGCATCCTGTCTTGCGGGTTTTGGTGTAGAACCATCCAAATAAACTGAAGATTTACCAAAATGGTCGTGTATCTTTTTTAAAGGTTCTGTAAAATTACTAAAAATAATAACTTTCTTTCCCTGTTCAATAATATTCTCGGCAAGTTCAATAGTGTAAGCAATTTTTTCTTCGGCAATAACTTGTCTGACTTTCATCAGTTTTGTAAATTGAACAGATAGTGATTTGGATTCTTCTTGTCGATTGTTATACCAATCATAATATTCACCCATAAGACCCTCATACATTTTTGACTTTAATCTCAAATATACGGGGGTAATAATCTTATCAGGTAAATCCAATACATCAGTTTTTAATCTTCTTAAAATTTGACGAGAAGTTCTTTCTCTAAGTTCTTCTAAATTGGACGCT